GAATTACTATTATTCTTATCTATTATCGCTAGGGAGAAGCCCTTATGGCGCAGGTAATGTTGTGACTTTAGCCAACCATTACGCTTTTAACGTTGCAGGATATGGCGCCCCAACATTTACGCTAGATGCTTCAAATAATTTGGTAATCACAAATGCGGGGTACCCAGCATCAGGCGTCAATGCCAATATAAGTCTTTCCGCTGTCGGGTGGCCGCAACCTTGACAGTCGCCCAAGTCGAAGATAATTGCAAACATCACCTAAATAAGGTTATTAAATGTTTCCTTCGTCATTCATGCAGATATGTTCTAAAATGCAACCTCTATCACCTCACCAACAGAGAAACATTATGCCGAACAAATCGAAACCAGCAAACCCACCTGTTGCCAAGAAATCAAAAGCCAGCCAAGCAGTAACCAAAGTAAAGTCAACAAAAGGCAAGCCAACAAAAGGCGGTATGTGCTAATGAGAAAAAGCCTAGCCCTAATGGTATTAGTCGCCGTGGTGTACATGCTCCCACTAGGAGCGGATCACGCATGGCAGCAGGAGTTGATCATCAAGTCGGCTTTGTCCATGGGGCTTGCGCTTTCCGCTTTGGCATTATCGAAAAAACCCTGCTTTATAGTCGTGGCAGGGTGTGAAATCCTTGCTTTGTTATATAATACAATCGTGGCTTTCTGTTATTCTATTGGGTATGTGGAGGTTGATTGGTTATATAGCGCGGCAATGGATTCCCTGTTTGCCGTCGAAATTTTGGCGCTATCGCTGGGGCTGCTCGATGAGTTTAAACGATTACAATTCGATACTGGCAGTGATCGTTACATCGGTGGCGCTGATAAAAACAATCTACGAATGGGTTAGAGCTTACAATGAATCACGCGGAACATGCAGAGACGTTAACACCATTGATCGACCGCCTACTGCCGCACGGGGTAGCGGTGCCGGTGGCTGGAGTGGGCGTGATAGCGCCGAGCGTTGAAAGCCATATAGAGATAGCGCAGCACATTATGAATGCGACACTATCAGATTACGCCAGTATAGCCAGCGCCATTTATTTGACGCTAATGATTATTAAAACCATCCGCGAATTGTACCAATCGTTCAAAAACGGGAAAAAATCGAAACAATAATGCATCACTATTGTCTCAAAAGATCGTCTAAATTCGCCAGCAGTTCACTGGCAAGTTGTTCACTATTGTTTCGGCTCATGCTGCCGTCAGCAGCAGCTACCAAATACCCGCGAACCTCGTTCAGCAAATTGTGAACATCATCAAAGAGAACAAACTCTCCGTCGCCTTCATCCGGCGAGTACATGCACTCTTCAGTGTGGTTTAAACTGTATCGTTTAATGCTCATCTATATTCATCCTCAAAAAATGTAATGGTGGCCATGTGGACAAAACTAAAGCCCAACGCACTCAATCTTAAAACTCGTGAATCGGTAAGCGTCCTCCGCGTGTAGTTTTCGCGCCTGCTTAATTTCGTCCAAACAATGATCGTTAAGTGACTTTAGGTGGCAATTGCACTCTAACTCGATGTCTTCCTGATACTTATCGCCATTCGCATACTGGAAAAAGAGCGCTATTTGAACGCGCCAAGTCATGCGCATGCGCTCAAAAATGAACTGGGCGTACTGATTAACCATAGCCTTCGCGCTAAGCTTCGTTATCGGGTTTCTATGCCCTATTTTAGTAGAAACTACGTGAGTCCCATCTAAGGGGTTCAGGTCGTCCCATTCGAGCGTTAAACCGCGAATCAGGCGCTTGGCTTTAGCCATGTTTTTAGGTGACTTACTGGCGATAATGTTAGACATTTTCAGACACCATTTTGTCAATCTGCCCCTCAGTAATAGCGGATAATTTTCGCCCGTTTTTAGTTGAATCTGCAAAAACTATTTTAGCCCGCGCCCTGATAGCATCCTCGGCACTTTGCTGGCTTGGGAAAAAGCCTAGCGTGAAAATGCCTAGTGTAGCCTGCCACATTCTATCCTGCGGCCTGTAGACAATTGTCATGTTGCAATTGGCCTTTAGCCCACAGCGCAATTTAACAGCCATTTCTTCCTGTTGAGTCATGGGCCGATATGCCGCGATATTCTCGGCATTCACATAAGGCGTAACTTCCACAATCTGGCCGCCATTCTTCAAAAACTCCGACATTAAATCGCGGATTTCTTGCCGCTCAGGCTCTTTCATTTGCACGTTAGTTGATGTGATAACGTCGTTTTCGAATGTTTTAATTAGTGCCACTTCTATTCCTCAGTTGGTTAGTTAGGTGCCGTCTTTCCGGCTGTCAAGTTTCTCACCCATTCCACTCGGCAGAGTTTCCAGATTATCCGACACCTGCCGGAATCCAGTTGCCCTCGTCGCAGAACCCTAAAGGAGAGGTGGGGCGAAACCTGCGGGAGTTTTTTTAGGCCTACTACCCGCTAATGGCGCTGGTTCGGTTACAAATATCTATTCAGTGAGTTGTGACAATCATTCGAACCTTCCATATACGCTGCCTCTATAATCTCAAGCATTGTTTTTCGCATTAGCTCTAAAGTTGCTGGCATTGTGTAATGGAGTAATGCGGAACCTGAAGCACGCAAAACAGAATCTAAAGCCTGATCGACTAGTAACCAATCTGTGCTTATCTCTTTTGTTGTCGCTGCTGCAAAGTGCGGAACTGTGCTGCAAGGCCCTCGAAATTCGCGCATCACTTATGCCCTCCAAACTCTGCAGGGTGATACCCTAGATCATCTAACGTGCATAGTATTATCATAGCAATTAAACCAACAATAATTGCGCCCAGAATTTTCTTTAATTGTCGTTCGGTCATGTTGCGCCCCTTAAATTATGTATTGATCGTGATCGGTTGCGAATTGTTGGGTGGCAGATTTTATCCACTCGTTAGCTTGTGCGCACTTTTTCAGCATTGCTGATTCAATTTCCAAATCACGGGTGTAGCGCGCTATTGTAATTCGGTGGTGCATTGGAATAGCTGAGTCTATAACGTGAATCGAACGGTCGTCATAGTCGCGCAGAATATTGTCAGGCGTATCAATGGCGCAGTAAGCAATTTCCCACTCGGGCAAATCAAAAAGGCACATGTACCCGCGCGCTTGCCATTCATAACCTTTTTTATCGCACATTTCTTCAGTTAGAGGGAATGTGAGCAAGCTCCAAGCCACCTTAATATCAACACCCTTTTTAGATGATGCCGCTACCAAATCAGGTTCGCCTGTGATGATTCCATTATTCCGCCGACCGTCGCTATTGATCTTTTTTAGGTCATACAAAAAAACGTCGTTATAGAGCTGAATGCCTTCGTCTTCGCATGCTTTGCCCTTCTGAATTGCGCGAACATCGTCTAGGTTTTTGCGCACTCCAAAAAGGTTTTCGCGAACAGCCTCAAGCATGGCGCCTTTGGCTGTTTCTGACCACGCTTCACCCTTGGTGCGTGGGTTAGTCATTATCTGAGCAATTGAACTACAACGGATCATAAAATACCCTCACAAAAACAATCTACAACTTCCTGTTGTGCGTCTGTAAACTCAAAAGCGTCAACCAATTTTTCGATAGTGTATTCGCCAGCTTTTATTTTTATTAAGGCCTTTTGCAATCGCTCATCAGTTATTAATTTTTTCGGTACTAGCTGCGGTTGCAGCTCCTCAATAACCGGAACGCTCTTGTGCTTATTCAAGTCGCCTTTGTGCCAATACTCGAGCGCACACCCAAACCGCATTCCGGCGTTTCGTATTGCGTCGCCTATGCGCTCCTTAGTAGCGTTGGGCCCTTTCTTACCTTGCGCGTCACCGTACCCAAGACGGGTTACGCCTAGGACTGTCAGTTCGACCCACATTCCACCGTCAACATCTAACAGCGGCAATCCATTCCCGTCAAATGCTAATGGCTTCCAAGACCACGCTGGGTCAACATCTAATAACCGATCGGTGAGCGCGGCGTGGCCGACATAGGCGAGGTGCATAACCTTGTCGCGAGCGTGGTACTGACCGCAAAAGTCGCAATTCGCCTTTGGGATTTTATCCATATGCTCTTTTGCGAGCATTGGCTTTGGCAGCCAGCTAACTAAATTTTCAGGGAATGGCTCACGTAATTTATTGAATCTGGCCTCAGTCATATAATCTATCCTAAAAGTTCGATCAATTTTAAGTAAACCACCGAGCGCGAAGGCCCAGCGGTTGTGATTGTTGCGTGGTCTAGCTTGATTGTGCCGACCCAGTGACCCGGCAGGGCTTCTCTAATTGTCATGCTTTAGTTCCTCTAGCCACTCGTCTACGGCAGCATCAAAAATACGCTCGGCGGTGACCATGGTGTGCTTGATCGCGGCCTCTTGGCACACGCTCAGAAACTCGCCATGGTCGAACTTGAGCAGCATTGCTAGGTTGAATCCGTGCTGCTCCATAAATCCTTGATCGTTGCTATATTCGCAGCGCAGAGCCTCGCACCAGAGCAAATCATCTAGCTCAGCCATGTCAACAATGTACGTTCCGGCCGTTTCTGCGGTGAACACCCAGTCTAGCGCCATCACCAGCCATAAGCGTGGGGATGTGGTGAACAACACCTGATCTGCGCGAGTGGATAGATCACCCGCTGGGGTGAATTCGTTAACGTAGGCATCCGCTTCGAAATCATCCGCCTCTACCGACCAGCGTTGAATCTGAGTGCTGAGCAGGCGCGCTACGTGCTCAGGAAGGTATGCAAACTGACATTCAGCGTCGATCTTAACGCCGAACTGTATAGCCAAACGAACCAACTCGATGCCCTTATTCTTCAAAAAATTCATAAACTTCCTACCCTTAGTTGCCTGCAGCGCCAATCGCTTCAGTGGGGTAACTATACCTCAGGTCTAGCCGTGAGTCTATACCCTAGGTGTAAAAAAGTGAAAATAGTTTAGGAGCGCGGGCCGGCCACTAACTGCTGTTGTTTACCGCCAGTGTAGACGCTGCAGAACACCAGTGGTACACTCCAGCAAAACCACAGGGGATTAGAATGCAAATAAAACTTACAGAATACCTAGCCACAGGCAAAACCTTTTCCAGCGTCGCACGGGGCGCTGGGTTAACCTTATCAGCAGTAATCAAGATGGTGGCCATTGGGCGTGACATCAGCGTGCAGAAGCTCGAAGGCGGAAAGTTGGCGCTGTTCGAGCAAAAAAGGATCGATAAAAATGAGCGATGAATGGCAAGAAATGGACAGTGCACCGAAAGACCGGCAAATTTTACTGGATGTTGGTTTGCTATGTCCGGTTGTCGCGGTTTACAACGTTAATAGAGAGGTATGGTTTTTCGCTCAAGCAAACGGAACATGCGATTATTTTGAAGCGATGAGATGCCCGGCGCCTAAATTCTGGCGAGAACTTCTAAAACTAAGGGGGCAAAAATGAGCGATTTGATGATTATTGACATGGCGGAAATGCCGGCAGTTTTGAGACTACCGACAAGAGCGACAGATGGAGCCGCTGGGTTTGACCTATACGCGGACTCTTCAACGCCGGATCTGGTGAAAATCCCACCATTCGGCCGAGTCGTTTTCAATACCGGGGTGCGCGTTGCGATTCCTGCGGGCCATGCGGGTTTTATCTGGCCGCGCTCAGGGCTGGCGGTTAAACAAGGGATCCAAGTGCTAGGCGGGTTGATCGATTCAGACTACCGAGGCGAGATTAAAGTTTGCCTGCATAACGGCTCTGCCAACGTGGCCACGGTGGACACCACCAAAGCTATTGCGCAGATGGTATTTCAGCGCCACGAAACGCCTGTTTTCCGCTTAGTTTCGGAATTGCCGGACTCCGATAGGGGTGAGGGCCGTTTTGGCAGCACAGACGAGGATATAGCGGCATCAGCTAACCGTGCGCGGCTTGAGGCTGACTCGTTTTTGATTGAGGTGGAACGATGATAAATTGCAATTGTGCGTTCTGCGAGGAATCAAGGCCGGCGATTAAAGCAAATCATTCAGGCCAATCTATTGCGGGAATGTTGGACCTAACTCGTGCTACTGGCATGAGAAACGCCAATGCTAAGCCAGCAACAGCAACATCAACTCAGGTCGGCGGAGATCACTATTCAAAGCTGAAAATACAGCCTGTTGAGTACATCCACGCCAATAATATTCCGTTTATAGAGGGCAGCGTAATTAAGTACGTTACTCGGTGGCGTGATAAAGGCGGCGTGAAAGACCTAGAAAAAGCTAATCACTTTATCGAACTTCTAATCGAGTTGGAGGGGCTGAAATGATCGCATTTATAGCGTTTGGCGTTATTGGGCTAGGGATTTTTGCCGTAGCATGGCTTTTTGCTATTGCGATTCAGTATGTAGAAG